TTTCAAAAGGAATTTTTGACTCTACATCGTGATAATATTCAAAACGGTCATCACTGTTTTCAAAGTAATCATGTCCGATATTACTGTCAAAAGAAACAGATAAGGCTTCTTGTAAAATTGCCGGAATTGCATCACGAGTTCTTTTTTCATCTTCACCATTTGCAATATGGATAGAATCCATAAGAGCTAAGTAAACAGCTCTATCTTTACACCATCTTTCTGTTGTTGAAATTAACCAATCTTCGGTTACTAATTCTGGCTCAAATGATGTGATAAGCTGATTTATTTCTTTAAACGAACTCTCATTAAGATCAGTTCGTCTTGCTATCTCAATTTCTAATGCGTCCTTAGACGGTAGCTTATTGTATTCACCTACGAATGTTATGATCTCATCAAACAATATTCTTTGTGAATAATCCTGAAAGTATTCAGGCTTAAGAAAAGGAAGAACTTTTCGGGTATAGTCTTCATTAAATATTAAATTTTTCAATACTAAAAGTTCTACTTTATCATTCATTCCACTTTAATACCAAAATGTTCATTTAACTTGGAATCATGAAATTCAAATTTTTTATCTTTATTCTCTTCATAATAATTTACAATGTCGCCAAAAGACGAAGCAGTAAATGTGCGAATATCAATATTCAACGGGCGAGAATTATCATTTGTTTCTCCAATTGAAGAATGGAAAACAAAAACTTTGTGTGGGTATTGTAAATGGTCCATAATTATTTGTAATGTAGATACGTTGTTAAAATATACTTATCATTCATTCCACTTTAATATCAAAATGTGCATTTAACAGATTATCGCTAAATCTCATCTTTTTTCCTTTATTTTTCTCATAATATTCTACAATATCATCAAAAGAATTTGCCATAAAATTACATGGTACATGTCCCTTAACATATTCATCACCGATACTCAACTCAATACCCACCGCTGCACAGTCTTGAACAAACTCCCGACTAATCCTGCATTCTTTTTCATTCGTCTCAAAGAAAACGATTACATGAATCGGATATTTATAGTCATTAATATTTTTTGATTGTTCTTTATTATTCATCATTTTACTATTTGTAATGTAGATACGTTGTTAAAATATACTTATCGTTACTAACAGGACAACAACCTTTATGTGGAAATAACCAGAGTGGAGGAAAGACAACTAATCTTCCACATTTAGGAGTAATAGTAAGACCTTCAAAGAGTGTTTCTCCACCTTTTTCTACATCATTGAGATAGAACATAAAAGAAAGAAATCTTCTTGCAGATTCGTGATTTCTCACGTCTACATGAGTATCAAACAGATCTTCTCCATTATTTCTATACTTTTTGATTCTATAATACTCAAAGTTATGTTTATCTGGAAATACTCGTTCATCCACAAACTCATAATAAAGATTGCGATATTCAAAAGTCTTTGAGATAAGAATATCGTGAAGGGATTTAATGTCTTCACTTACCGTTGTATTCTCAGTAAGATTCAGTTGAGTGAAAGAAGGTCTTTTGTCGTCATCAATAACTTCTTGTTTCTCTGGAAGAGATTCAAAAATGTTTATAAGAGCTTGACATTGAGTTGGATCTAGAACATTATCATAAATCTCAACAAAATCATTCAGAAAAATCTTCGGGGTCTTCTGTTTCTTCGGTTTTCGCGGACTTACCGTATTGGAACTTCGTTTTGGCATATTCGTCTATTCTCTCTAACAAATCTTGTGTAAAATACTCTTCCGGTGAAGCGAGAATCTGTTTTTTACCTAGCTTCTTACCTTGAATCTCATAACGATTTCCAACTCTAGGAATAATTCCTCCTTCTTCGGCTAGTTCAATCAAACCATAATAACGATCTAATCCTCGCTCATCGTAAAACAGACGCACTTCCACATCTTGATTCTCTTTACTGAAGCGAGATTTTCTGGTTTTGAATCTTAGAATAACACCCGCAACTTCGGTTCCTTCTTTTGCTTTTGATTTAAAAATTTCTAGAATCGTTGATGCTGAATATTTAAGAGCAGAACCACCACTAAGTTCCTTTGTGGAATATAATGACATCTGATCATAAACGTGATTATTGACAATCAATGGAATATTAGCTTCACCTAATTTAATCGTCAACATTCTAAATGCACCCTTAAGAAGCGCGGCCTTGGTCATATCTCTTGTGTCTTTTTCGGCAAGAGTATCATTAATTTCCTTATTGGTTGATAACATCCCAAGAGAGTCTAGAACAAAAAGACAGGGCTTTCTATCTTTCTCGGCAAGTTTCATATAGGCATCAACGGCCTTAAGAGTCTTCATTCTGAATTGCTCTACCGTTGCAACCTTATCAACGACAATAACTCTATTGACATCAATTTTACGCTCACCTAGCATTTTTTTAGTGATCGCAGATTCTGTATCAAAATAGATGCAAAAACCATCTGGATTTTTTTCTAGAAAATTTCTAACAACCGATAAGGCGATATAGGTTTTTCCGCTTGCTTCTGGTGCAGCAAGACAAGTAATCTTGTTTTGGGAAAGACCACCAAAAATACTACCTGACGTTAATGCATTTAGAATATAAGAGCCAGTGTCAATAAAGGTCTCATTTTCAACAATATCAGAAGCCACACTGGCGTATTCAGCTCCGATTTCTTTAATAATACTCTTTAAAAGATCCATAAATTTTTAATTGAATAAGTCGTCTAAGGTATAAGATTTTTCTGTTCTCCATCCAATAACATCCAAGATTTTCTTAAGTGGATTGATGAATGATAATTCAAACTGATGATGATAATCTACATATTTTTCAAGTCCCAACTCTTTAGGGAATTTTTGAACAAAACCGATAACATCTTCTCTTATGGGATTCGGTAATCTCAAATAACAGAATTTAAGATTTTCACCGTTTTTGATGACAGGATATTTGTTTAGAAGATTCTTTTCTTGTAACAGTTTATTGTATAGAATCGCGGCTCTAGCTTGAATTGGTGTTCCCTTGATGTATGTAGTTAGAGGACTTGACCACTTATCAATGTCACTAACTCTTCTCGGTGATGCAATCTCTTCAGGTGTAAGACTAAAGAATTCTTTTCTGAACTCCTGAATAAAATCAATAAGATCATCTTCGTTCTTATTCATAATGCAATCAATAGCCTTTCTCACTCGTTCGCGGCAGATAGCAGGAACTGAGGTTTTAACTGCCTCAATGCCACTGATTTTAATCTTTGGTTCTGAATAACGAACACCTTCATTATCCCATACATTAAGAATATAGTTCTTTTTAGCTTTCCATAATCCCGATGAGCAGATTTTTTCTCTCTTCATATGCAGATGATTTTCAAATGCATTCGTAGTTTCTGAAAGATTACTAAAGATATTTTGGATTACTTTTTGAACTTGATTATCGCAAATAGAACAGAGAAAGTTAATAATTTCTTCTTCAGTTGGATTTTTATTCTTGAAAATTCTGTCTACTATTGGTTCAAGATAAACGATGGCACTATCAGTATCACCAGCAATAACCATATCCTTATTACTACCAGAAATCTTTTGTAGATAAGCGTTCATGTGCTTTTCTACGGTCTTAATGGCAGCTTGACCCGAACTGGTAATCGCTTCGGCGTTTCTAATATCGTAAAATCTAAAGTAATTATTACCAAGAGATCCAAAAGCGGAGTTAAGACATTGCTTCTTTGATTCTTGAAGAATTCTATAAGTAGCAATAAGTTCTTCTAATTCCGTAGTTGGAGTAAGTTCATATTGCTTTTGGTATTCAAGCATTTTTTTCTTATAGTCGCTTCTCTCATTAAACATATCCTCCATAATCTTAGGAAGAAATCCTTGAAAGTCCTTTCTATACATTGAACCGTTAGGACAAACCGAATAATTTGAGTATTTCGGTTCAAGCTTAAACGTCTCATCGACAATAGATTCAATAGAAACGGTAGAATTTCTCTCTTCTACTAGAGTTTCGGGACTGATATTGTATGTTCTGATAAGAGAAGGATATAGAGAAGAAACGTCAAAGGTAGTCACCCATTTGAATTTACCAATTTGTGGTGGTTTAACGAATGCTCCTTTGAACTTCTCATCTTTAATCTGTGGCTCAGAACGAACAGGTATAATAATATTTTTAGCCAGAAGAAAGTTATAGATGATTGCATCCCACATTCTTCCTTGTGAAAGAGTGTCTTCAGGATTGACTTTTGAATCTAATGCAAGTGTAACAGCAAGCTGAATGAGTCTAAGTTTCTTCTCCAGCTTATCAATAAGAACTGTATCAACGATGTTATACTCTACAAACAAATCCCAGTTTTTGGTATAAAAATCAGCAAAGGTATCGTATTCCTCGTGATCTAATTTACTCTCTTTAAGAACCTCTTTTGCAACAGTATCCAGTTTATTATTTTCTACACCGATACCTGCGTATTTTTTAAAGAACGGAAGATAGTCAATAATATTGACACCAAAGATATCAAAGGCATTTTGAGTCTTTCCGGTTCTGCGATCAATAATCTCCTTTGGTCTTACAATCTTCCAAGGTGAGAGCATTTTTACACTGTTTTCTCCTAGAGTCTTTTCAATTCTACGAATCAAATATGGAAGGTCAAAAGTCTCAATATTCCATCCTGAAATGATCTCAGGATAAGATTTTTCCCAGAAAATAAGAAACTTTTTAAGAAGATCTGCTTCGTCTTTACATTCAATATATGTGTTGTTTTCTACTTTTTTTGTGAAAGATCTTGATCCGAAGGTAATTGATTTTTTGGTCTTATAATCCATCAACGTAACAAGAAGAATTTTCTCTCTTGCTGCATCAACATCAATACCACCGTGTTCGGATGTAGTCTCAATATCCAAATAATAAGTTTTGATATTGTTCATATCAAACTCAATTTTACCCGGAAACTCATCTGCG